TGCACCCGAGGCAGAGGTTGAAGAAGCGATGGCGTACGTCATGGAGTGCATGCGTTTCGTGCCTGAGTGGGCGCAGGGCATTCCACTTAACTGTGAGGCTGGATACGGGAGGAGTTATGGAGACTGCTGACCCCCGAAGGGGCAAGGTGCGCAGAGGAAAAACACTCCCTCACGGGACGCTCACCATGAGCGAAAGAGACAGCGTGATCAGGCAAGCCTATTACTACTACGGCTACCGCCACGATGAGGATATGCCCTCACTGCCTTGCACCGAGCCTGACGAGCAAGTGGTAGACCCAGAAGAAGAGTTGTGGGAGAAAGAAAAACAGGCATACATTAAAGACCTGCTGGATGGGTTGAACCCCCGATTGGCGAAGATATTGCGTATGCGGTACGGGATTGAGATGGACCGTGACATGTCACTTGATGAGATAGGCGATGTCTTTGCTGTATCCAGGGAGCGTATACGGCAGCTTGAAAATAAAGCCCTACGGTTACTCAAGCACCCGGACCGAAACCTGCGAGAGGTTATTTACCCAGAAAACAGCTTCCACCGAAGGAAGCAAAGCGAAGCTAGACTGCGTGAACGTATGTTTGAGATTGAGATGGCACAGATGGGGTGGGCTTGGTATCAACGGCATCTAGATGAGCGTATCTCCTTTATCAAACACCCCAAAGCCAATTCATGGATTGAGCACATCAAATTAACTGACCCAAACCTTCACAGGCGAATGGAACATGAAGTCAACCGGTACCTCAACGACCTCTTCACTAATCGACTACGCACACCCCATGCTGATGGCAGAGCGCAAGCTCAAGGACGCGCATAACGCGCTTCTCCACCGGGATTTCGACAAAGGCATTGAGTTGATGCAGGAAGCGATTGCAGAAGCCAGAATCGCCATCCACTCGGTGCGACACATGAAAGGTGAGCCGTGAAGAACCCCCCGGCATGGAGTTACTCCAGCATCACACTGTTTGATCAGTGCCCCAAGAAGTACTACCACCTGCGGGTGGCCAAGGATATCAAGGAGCCTGAAAGTGAGGCCATGATGTACGGCAAGGACGTACACACGGCAGCGGAGAACTTCATGCGGGACGGCACCCCGGTGCCTGAGAAGTACGCCTTCATGCGCCCGATGCTGGAGAAGCTCCAGGCCATACCCGGTGACAAACACTGTGAACTCAAGATGGGCCTCAAGAAGGTGGACGGGCGGCTTGCCCCCTGCGGCTTCTTCGACAAAGAGGTGTGGTTCAGGGGGGTGGCTGACTTGTTGATCATCAACAAGGACAAGGGCGAAGGACGCGTCATTGACTACAAGACCGGCAAGAGCGCCAAGTACGCGGATACCAAGCAGCTTGCCCTGATGGCGGCGTGTGTGTTTGCTCACTTCCCAGAGGTGAAGGTGGTCAAGACCGGACTGCTGTTCGTGGTGAGCCAGGAGTTTGTAAAGGCGCAATTCAAGGCTGAGACTGGCTACAGCATCTTTTCAGAACTCGATGACACACTGACTGCCAGAGAGGTTGCGTATGAGACGGAAGTGTTTAACCCCAAGCGTAACTTCAGTTGCAAGGCGTGGTGCCCTGTGCTAATCTGTCCACATAATGGAAGGAGCGAATGATGCCCTACAAGAACAAGGCTGATCGTGATGCCAAGCACGAGTGGCAGCTTGAGAAGAAGCGTAATGGTGCCCATGAGGCACGGATGGAGCGCCAACGCGCCCGTCGAGCCATCGACAAGAAACACCCCGACCGCAACGGTAACGGCACTGCCGACATCCGTGAGGGTAAAGACGTTGCCCACCGCGTGGCCCTGAGCAAGGGTGGCAGTAACAAACACGGGGTGCAGATCGAGCCGTCCTCAAAAAACCGTTCGTTCAAACGCGCCTCCAATCACAAGGTGGTGTCGGAAGTCAGCGCCCGAGAACGCAAGAAATAAAGTTTGGGGCGTCACCCAAGTAAGGTGTGGGTGATAGGTGATGCCGGGGTTGCAGAGCCCTCCATAGTGAATAACTACACCAGTCAGCACGGTTTTGGTTTTCCCCTTTCGGCCGGGAACTGACTGACACCTCGGAAAGACGAGGACCCCCCTTCAAACGTCATGTTTGGAGTGCAACGACATTGGAGCGTAAATGGAGATCATTGAGAACAAGGCACTGCTCCTGACAGTGCGTAACCCGGATCGGATCACAACCGTGATACCGAAGAGCAAGGTGCTGGAGCACGATGACGGCATCGCCAGAGTGCTGGTCAACTGGGGGCTTGAAGAGTCCATCATCCTCAAGAACTTAAGGATCAACGCACCCTCCCCCATCACAGGCCGTTACAAATGGCCTGGGCTTAACAAGCCGTTTGAGCACCAGAAGACCACCGCCTCTTTCCTCACCCTCCACCGCAGGGCGTTCTGCTTCAACGAGCAGGGGACGGGTAAAACTGCCTCCGTCATCTGGGCATCGGACTACCTGATGAACCTTGGCATCGTCAAGCGGGTGCTGGTCATCTGCCCGCTGTCCATCATGGATGCTGCCTGGAGGGGCGACCTCTTCCGGTTCGCCATGCACCGCAGGGTTGACGTTGCCCACGGCAAGCCCGAGAAGCGCAAAGAGATCGTGCTCGGAGATGCGGAGTTTGTAGTCATCAACTATGACGGTGTTGAGATCGTCGCTGATGAGATTAAGAAAGGTGGCTTCGACCTTGTGGTTGTGGATGAGGCCAACGCATACAAGAACCCGCAGACCAAACGCTGGAAGGTGCTGAACTCCCTGCTCACGCCCAACACGTGGCTGTGGATGCTCACTGGCACCCCGGCGTCTCAATCACCTGTGGATGCCTATGGTCTGGCCAAGCTGGTCAGCCCGAACAACGTGCCGCGATTTGGTGGCGCGTTCAAGGATATGGTAATGAACAAGGTCACGCAGTTCAAGTGGGTGCCCAAGCCCAACGCGCAGACCACGGTGCATAAGGTCTTGCAGCCTGCCATCCGGTTCACCAAAGAGCAGTGCCTGGACCTGCCTGAAATATCCTACACATTCAGGGATGTGCCGCTTACCACCCAGCAGATCAAGTACTACGAGCTATTGCGCAAACAACTGATCGTACAGGCCGCAGGGGAGGAGATCACCACGGTCAACGCAGCGGCCAACCTCAACAAGCTGCTGCAACTCTCAGGCGGTGCGGTGTACTCCGACACTGGGGAGATTGTGCAGTTTGACGCCAGCAACCGATTGGCGGTGTTGCGTGAAGTCGTTGAGGAGTCAAGCCATAAGGTGTTGGTGTTTGTACCGTACAGACACGCCATCGAGTTGGTGTCCGAGGACTTGAAGAAGCATGGGTACAGCACCGCCGTGATTCACGGGGGCATATCCGCAACCAATCGGTCCGACATCTTCCAGCGGTTTCAGACCAAGCCAGACCCACAAGTGCTGGTCATCCAGCCGCAAGCCGCATCACACGGTGTCACTCTCCATGCCGCGAACACAATCGTGTACTGGAGCCCCGTGATGTCCGTGGAGACGTACCTGCAATGCAACGCCCGTGTGCATCGCGCAGGGCAGAAGAACCCCTCGGTGGTCGTCCACCTACAAGGCAGCGGGGTTGAGAAGAGGATGTATGCCATGCTCAAAAACAAGGTGGACATCCATAACAAAATCGTAGACCTCTACGGGGAACTACTGAGTTGAGGGGGACTTGACATTGTAAAGTTTGACGTTACCATCACAACCACAGAGAAGAAGGAGTAAGCCATGACCGAAGACATATCGGTAGACAAACTTGTCAGCGTCTACATCAAGATGCGCGACAAACGCAGCACCCTCTTACGCGAGTACGAGGAACAAGACGGGGCGATCAAAGAACAGATGGAAACACTGGAGAGCAAGCTGCTCGACCTGTGCAAGTCCATCGGCGCTGATAGCCTCAAAACCCAACATGGAACCGTCATCCGCACAGTGAAGACCCGTTACTGGACGAACGACTGGGCCTCCATGCACAAGTTCATCATGCAGCACAACATGCCTGATCTGCTGGAAAAGCGCATCAGCCAGACTGTCATGAAGCAACTGATTGAAGAGAACCCCGACATGATGCCACCCAACCTGAATGTCGATAGCCGGTACGCAGTTACCATAAGGAGAAGCTAAGTGCAAAACCAAAACATGACGGTCAAGGAGGTTGCAGATTTCCTGCGTGTCTCCCGCCAGACCGTGTACACGATGGTCAAGGAGGGAAGGCTTCCGCACTTCCGAATTGGCAACAAAGTCCGCTTCAAACAGAGCGACATTGAAGCCCTGACCTCAACCACAAAAACCAACCCTGCAACTACTGGAGTAAATGATGAGTGAACTGACCCTGTTTTCCAAAGGCGGCAACACCCTGCCCGCACACCTGCGCAACATCGAACTTGATGAGACCACGAAAGCCCTGATGGGCGGCAGTGGTGGCGGCAGTGGCAAGCGTATCTCGATCCGGGGCGGCGTGTTCCGCATGATTGTGGATGGCAAAGAAGTTGCCCAGAACGAAGACCGCTCGATGAACATTGTGATCGTGGCTGCAAACGCCAACGTGTCACGCAGCTTTTACGCTGGAGACTATGAAGAAGGCAAAAACATTTCCCCCGACTGCTGGTCCAATGACGGCATCTCCCCCGATGTCAAAGTCTCAGAACCGCAGGCATCCAAGTGCGCCTCATGCCCGCAGAATGTCGCAGGCTCTGCGAAACAGGGCGGCGGTCGTGCTTGCCGTTTCAGCCAACGCATGGCTGTGATGCTGGAGAACGATCTGCAAGGGGACATCTACCAACTGACATTGCCCGCGCAATCCATCTTTGGAAATGTGGAGAACGGCAAGATGCCCATGCAGGCATATGCTAAGTTCTTGGGCGGTCATGGCCTCCCGATCACAGCAGTGGTCACTGAGATGCGTTTCGATACCGCCAGCGCCACCCCCAAACTGACCTTCAAGGCCGTGCGCCCGCTGGAGGCCGATGAGATGGCCAACTGCCAAGAGAAAGGCCGCAGCCCTGAGGCCAAGGCGGCAATCAGCCAGACCCCTGCGGCACTTGATGGGGCCAAACCCAAAGCTGCGGCAGCCGCTCCCGCCGTGAGCACCGACGATGGGGATGGTAAGGACGAGGCACCCGCACCAGCCAAGGTCAAAGTCAAGGCCGAAGAAGTGCCTGCTGAAGAGCCGACCAAGCGCCCCAAGAAAGCCGCACCGAAAGATGTGAGCGCCATCTTGGACGACTGGGCTGAGTAAGGAGCCTGGGGGGAAAGCAAATACAGCGAGTACCCCCACCTACACTATGAACAACAGAGGCTACTCACGCAAATTTGCAGCCGCCAACAAGAAGGCAGACTCATCTCATGTGGGTGTGCAGCTTGGGCGTATCTGCATAGCCGAGGACATCCCGGTTCCTGATGTGGCTGAGTACCTTGGTGTGTCCCGTCAGGCCGTGTACCTGTGGTTCTTAGGCAAGTCCACCCCGCATCCCAAGATGCGCGAGACGCTGAAAGAACTTATCGCAAGGTTCAAGGCTAAATAACCCAACAATTTCGCCCACTGCCGCCAGTAGTGGGTTGCTGAGAGAGCGAACGATGACCTCACGGATTCCCTTTCTCTCTTCTGTTTTGGCAGAAGAGGGACTGTACTGTGTGGTTGGGTTGAAGAAAGGTGCTCCGAGACAGACATTTGTAGAGTCAATTGAAGAGATCGACGGTGTAGTGGATGGCTTGATCGCGCAAGGGTATGACGCATATTTTGGATGTGCCAAATATCTCAACGCATCGGAAGGACGCACAGCACAGAACGCCAAATGGTTTAAAGCCTTTTGGATTGATCTGGACTGCGGCGAGGAGAAGCCATACGAAACACAGGCCGATGCGCTTGAGGCTCTCAAAGGTTTTGTCAAGGTCACTGGACTACCAAGGCCAACCATAATCAACTCAGGCAGAGGTGTTCACGCATACTGGACACTGACAGCGCCGATCTTCTACAACGACTGGAAGCCAACAGCCGAAGCCTTCAAGAAGTTT